TGTAAGAGTTTGAGTTCCTGAATTTGTAGTTACAGTTGAATCAATATCAAGTGTAAGAGTTCCTGCACCATCATTATATGTAGAATCTAAACCTGTTCCAGCGACAATTGCTGTTGAAATTTCATCTTGCACACGTTCTGCTGTATAGTATAGATTTGTACCTTCAGCAAGATCTGACGTAGTATGTGATGTGAACTGATCTGCTACTGCAAAATCAAGAGTTCCATCTGAATCTTCGTATGTTACTGTAATACCTGTTTCAGTATTTCCAGTTACCATTCCGCCAACGATATCCTGAATACTTTCTGAATTAAGGGCTACATTTCCACTTGTTACAGTAAAGTCTGTTGCGCTAAAAGATGCGATACCCTTATTCGTATCAGAAGCATCTTCTCCAGAAATTGTTAATGTATTTGAGTTATCATTATAGGCAATATCAATGCCTTCACCTTCAACAAAAGCTCCTGCAATTGCATCTTGTGTAGCTTCTGTAAAATCAGAAACTTGTGATGCTGTAATCGAAATATTTGTATCAGAAGCTGCAGTCAAACGTCCCTGCTGATCTACTGTAAATGATACCGTCTTGGATGCGGATCCGCCATAGCTTCCATGGGTAACTGTTGTATTGTCTAGATCGATTGTTGTTTCGCCAGAGGTATCGTTATATGTTGCTGTTAACGCAACTCCTCCTATTACGGAAGAGCCAATAATGTCTTGAATTACTTCTGTTGAACCAGAGGCTGGCACCCAATCAGTTCCATTGAAGAAGTACAAAACATTTGCTGTTGTGTTAAAATATACTTGACCTGCTACTGGCGTTGACGGCGCAGAGCTGAGGTTTTGGATAACGGCATTCTGAAGTTCATTTTTATTCAGATTAATGCCAGTTACGAATAATCTTGCCATTTTTTATCTCCTTACGACAGGTACGCTGTCCCTGCAAATGGTTGAGCCATTGTCAGTGTTATTTGGTTAATACTATTATAATCTATGCCAGTCTCCAAGACGTCTCCAGCACTTGTTTTTACTGTTACGTTTGGGTAAAAGCCTAAATTATGGTTTATCGTTACATATCTATTAGTTCCACTTCCTTGAACCTGGGCTAATTCCCAAGAAGCGACATATGCATAGTCAGCACCCTCTTGAATGAATTTTATAACAGTGGCACCAGACCAAGAAGTATCTGTTAGTTTTGGACCATAAAAGTCAGTTGTGGCTGTATTATAATAAAAGTCGCCTTCGACACCTAAATTATTTGAAGGTGCGCCAACGCCGTTCAATATAGTTTTTCCTCTAGGTCCTTGAGGTCCTGGAGAGGAAACAATTAATTGATTTACGGTTTCGTTTACTACTACCTTATTTTCTGACACTATATAGTCACCGATCTGCTAAGAGTTAGGAAACCCTCTAGGAGTTTTGTTTTAACTGCATTAGAATCGGTAAGCATTAAATCGTAAGAAGACTTTGGATAAAACAATTTATTTGTTTGAGTTGGTGTCATTCTAACGGTTAGCTTACCGTTAGGAGCATCTATTGTAATTCCGCCAGATGGTGAGGTTAGAGTAAAAGCTAATTTTGATCCGCCTTTTGTATCACGGACTTGTAGCTTTGCGGATGCACCAGTTAAAACGATTGGGTTATCGTTTGAATCTTTATACTCTACTTCAAATGTGAAAGTAGTATTTTGATCTACTTCCCAATTCTTTTGTACTGCCATTTGCGAAAATCTCCTAAATAGGAAAACTCCTATGCTCATTTTAGCACAGGAGTCTTCCTAATTACTTATTAAATTATGCCTTCTTGGTAAATCCAAAAGCTGGCTCATTTGTATTGAGTGCCTTCAAAATTACTGGCAATACGGCTGCGATACCACCCTTAAGTAAATCTCCTGGGTCAGTATTTCCAGTCATGTAAAGAGCAATTGCCGCACCTAGAAAGTGACGACCATAGCTTGCTAACGCTGCTAGAATTTTCTCTTGCATTGTTACCTTTCCATCATTATTTAGATCTTGGTTCATTAAGATCCTCCTATCACTGGGCACGGTGCCCAGGAATTTTGAGGTTTCCCTCAAATCTATTGTAGCACTAAGCTGAAATATCTACAATCTCGCAATTACCGTCAGAGGTACATGCTAATGTTTGTGTTCCGCTTGTTCCATCCTCTGTTTCATAGAAAGACAAGTCTTCCCAACGAATAGAGCTAGGCATTTTTGAAAGCAGAGATTCATATTCTTCTTTTGTTACTTCTTGGTATGGAGCTTGCTTGTATGAATGATCTGAATGAGGCAGGAATGAAATACCTGAAACTTCATCAAAATGCTTATATACCCACGCTCCCACTTCCATCCATTCATCCTCTTTAACTGATACAGTAATTGATGGCTTATGCTCACACCATGCACGTTGATAAACAAGCCAGGTATTTAGATGATCAATTGCAGTCAAATCATTTCTTACAATTGCACCTTCTGGTGCCTTTACTGGAAATGAAAACACATAAGTGTCGTTTGGCTTCATGAAATCATCTTCTACTGGAATTCCGACTTCTTTTAGGAATGTTGAAAGTGGGTCTTTCTTATCTCCACGAACTGTGCGAATATAATACTCTGAATGCCATGCATGCATTCCAGAAGATACTCCTACAAGTTGTGACACTGTTCCTGAGGGCTTTACACAAGTTATAGCTGCAGACTCATTGATTCCAATTCTATCTGCCTCCGCCTTGTTGATAAATCTTGCAACTTCTCTAATATCTTCCAAGAATTTTCCAAGCTTATTTAGATCTTCCTTTCCAGACATAAACTTATGTCCGAACTGTCCTGTGAGAGAGACTCCAAGTAGGCGTTCTTCTTCAGTGTTATCTTTCCAAATCTTACGAAGATATTTAAAGTCTGTAAGAGTTGACTGCCATGTTCCAAGAACTGTTGCCAACTTTACCTTATTTTCAATATCCTTCAATGAGTCATTCTCACGAATTACAACTTCTGATAGGTTGCAAAACTGATAAGGGCGAAGGATAATTTCTGAGCAAGGGTTAGTTCCGTAATGGATTTCAGGGTCTCTACGTCCCCATCTTGCTGCTTGCTTTTGAGCAGCGGCAACATTGTATATGCCACGCTCACCTGATTTTGAGTCATATAGATTCTTCCATTCCGCAATAAACTGCTCCATTTCTGGTTTGCGAGAATATGCTACTGAATTGTTTGATAATGCACGTTGTGTATTGTTTTCCCACCAGTTGCCAGATTTTGCTGCTGCCATTTCGATATCGTTAATGTTAGAAAGAGAGATCATCGCAGAACGACGAACACCACCAACAACAACAACTTCGCCAATCTTACACATAATGTCATGGGCTTCGATAGGCTTTAATTGACGACCTGCTGCTCCTTTAAACTTTGCGATTGTAAAATCAAAAAGGTTGATTAATGGCTGTGGTCCAGAAGAACGTCCGCCCATTGTCTTAAGGCGAGCTCCTGCTGGGCGAAGCTTTGATACATCAATTGCTGGAATTTGTCCTGCCCACAACATTGCAAGCAGTTCACGATAAGCCTTTGCCCAACCAGTCTTTGAATCTTCAACGACGATTACAGTTGTAGATTTTTCAAATGACTCTGGGACGGCAGGAAGTTTGTTAACGTACTTATATTCAACAGAGAATCCGACACCAGTTCCACACATTAAAATGTACATTGTTTCATCAAATGATCTTGGTGAATCAACTGGTACGAATGAGCAGTTGTATCCTGCAACATGGTCTCTATCAAGAGCAGCACCTGCAGTCATTACTGCTCGCATTGAAGGCATTACATTTCTGTCATATACTGCTTCTTTTAATTCATCTACAAGCTTTTTATCTGGTGAGTAGTTAAAGTTTTTCTGTAGGTGATTTAACATAAAGTCAAAATAACGATCTACAGTTTCTCCCCACTTTTCACGACGATTCTCATCTGGTATCCATCTTGCATACCGAGATAAAGCAATAAAATTTTCATATGGGTTTTCAATAACTCTTGACATGTAGCACCTTTTCTCCGCCTTGCGGTTAAATTTAAAAAATAGATAGAGTCTTATTCTAGCAAACTTTATTTATGATGGGAAGGGTTTAAGAAAACTTTTTAAAGATATGATCAAATGCATTATTGGTCAACTGATTCCAATTGTATTCTTTATGTATTTCAGTTGACTGAGCATAATAGTATCCTGAATATGCATTAAAGTTAATTGATACATCTCTCATAAGTTCAAGTAGATGTTGATAGTTTGGTTCATAAACTTTTCCTTCATGTGGAAATGGCCAAGGAGAATCTATCAATTCCGACTTTAATTTTAAAGGTCCTAGATATTTTTGATAATGTGCCCAACCATCTGTACAAATTGTTGGCATGCCAGTAGCTAATGCTTGTAATGGTATAAATCCAAATCCTTCACCATAACTTGGATAAATTAATACATCATGATCATGATATAATTTAACTAATTCTTCTGTACTCATATCTTTATCTATTATATATATATTATTATATAGAACATTTGGTAAACCTATTATATTCTTATCTATATAGTTATTATATATTCTAGTAGTATTATGTTTAAAGACTTTAAGTGTTAATGAATACCTCGGATCATTACCAAAAAGTTTCGCAAAAGCATCAACAACCATTTGGCCCGCCTTTCTTGGCGCAGGTTCACCAACATGTAAAAACTTTATCACTCCATTATCTCGGCGGCGGCGGGGCTGCCAAACAGAATCAATTCCATGTGGAAAAACACGAACATCTTTATACCCATTATCCTCAAAAACATTTGCACACCAATCAGAAGTTGTCCATATCTCATCAACTAAACTTAATGTCTGACGCCATCTTTCAGGTATTACAGTTGATTCCCATGGAGTATAACTGATTTGATATTGATTCTTATGTAACTTAAAATAATCTGGTTGTGAAAAATTTAATTGAACTGGAGCTTTTGATGTTTGAAATCCAACATTATTTCCTAAATTATTTAATGAATCTACTATTTTTGTGCCAGCATGACCATAACCATTGTTGGTTTTCATGTTTATTATCGGTGTTGAAAATGAAATTAACATAATATTTTCTGGTCAACTAGCTTGACACCTTTTGTCAAACAATGCTACTATTATAGTTCGTTATCTCTAAAGGAGGAAATGCCAATGGAGAATATAAAGCAAAAGCTGAGCGATGTGGCTCATAGTTGGACTGCTATAGGAATGATAACATTGTTTCTATTCGGAGTCCAGCCTTCACCGATGCCAAACGCACAAGCTGATGTTGTTGAACAGAAAACGGTTCAAGAACAAAAACAAGAAGCAAAACAACTGAAAAAAGAAACGCTGGAAAAATTCAGCAATACTGTGTACAAGTCTTCACAGATGCTTACAGATAAAGAGTTGCTGCAACTACTCAAAGCTGTAGGTTTTGAAGGCAAAGCCCTTAAACTGGCTTGGGCAGTTGCAAAGTCGGAGTCCAATGGACGACCAATGGCTTACAACGGCAACAGGAATACTGGAGACAGTTCCTACGGAATTTTTCAGATCAACATGCTGGGAAACCTTGGCGATGATCGCAAAGAAAAATTCGACCTGAGATCAAACGTACTATTATTTGATCCAGTAATTAACGCAGAGATAACGTACTACATGACCCAGGGCGGAAATGACTGGAGTTCATGGTCATCCATGAAAAATGGATCGGTTGGCAAATGGCTAGCCGAATTTCCTAATCAATAGGAGAAAGTCATTGAAGATACAAGTAGTATCTAAATATTTGGCTTTAGCAGAAGAGGGCCTTGTGTCTAAATTGGATTGCCCAATGGACCAAGGCCTTCTAATGCCTAACCAAACAATAGATGATAAAATTTACCTGTATTGCCTTTCTTGTGAATATAAAAAAGATTTAGGATTGGATCTTTATGGAAAAATGGAACAAGCAGTCAGATCCAACTGACGGCGGGATTATAGAAGAAACTGATTCAATGGGTAGAGAAAAATTCTGGGAAGATTTAGGTAGAGCAAATGAGTGATCAAGAAGAGAAGCAGGACTTATCAGAAAACCTGGATATGGTCAATTATATTATGCTTCACCGTATTTATGATGTAATGACTATTATCGCCAGTAAATTAGTAGGAACAGAAGAAGTAGACAAGATGATTAAATATCATGACCAAGGATATTTATTGGGTCCTGCCCCATCATATACTCCACAAGAAGAAAATGAATAAATTATATATCGATCAAATTACTCGATATATGAATAATGCTCGTCTTCAATTTCAGAATTACTATGATGATCAGGCTATGGCAACTGGGGCCATGCAGTGGTTTATTCAAAGGCTCGAAAAAGAGCTAGGAAATTGCCACGGCGTAGAAAACGGTAGATGCCAGTTCTACTGGAAGCATGATGATTGCATCCGTCTAATGGCCCTTCTAGCCGATTTAACGGGGGATGAAAAATATAATATTAATAACGCAAAAGGTAGCTCCTGGGATTAAAAAGTAGTTGACTTAAAAAATAAGATATGTGATACTTAGAAATGCACGGGTCGTAGCATCCCACCGTTTGCTCCTCGTGCATGTGCTTCGGCGCAGCAGAACCCAATTGGATCCGCCTCCGATTGGGTTTTGTCCTTTATATAGTGCAATTGCATCGCATTGCAAAAAATAAGTGCAAAATGCAGTGCTTCGGCGAGAGAAGAGAACAATATCAAATATAGCGGTATAATATCAATATGGCAGTAAATCACGGAATTATTCAAATAGGTGCAACAGCTACATCACTTAGCAATTGGCACATTCAAAGATCAGAGTGTTCTATGATCATTAAGAATATTTCCTTCAATAACGTCTACATTGGCGCAGGCCATGTAACCACAAGCAATTATGGATTTCGGCTTTTGCCAGAACAGACTTTAAGTATTACACTTGGACCATATGATGAAATCTATGGAATAACTGAATCTACGGCGGAAGTTTCAATATTGGTATTGGAGAACTAATGGCAACATATATTAATGCTACATCGGGAATACCTCAGTATTCTCCTTCTACTCCCGCCTCTTTTGGTTTTGATTCATTTGGTAGAACTAAGACATCACAACCATATACGCTATTTGATAATCAACATAGGTATACATCAGGAGATGAGTTTAGTGATATTACTTCTGGTACTGCCGCCGTTTCTTATTTAGAGAATGAATCTACAGATCTCTTTACTATTGGAACAGCTTCGGGAGATAAGATTTATAGAGAGTCTAAGAAGTGTTTTCCATACCAGCCAGGAAAAGCTTTGACAGTTATGCAAACCTTTGTGATGGCTCCAACAAAGACGGGGCTTCGCCAAAGAGTTGGCTACTTCTCCCGTCAAAATGGAGTATATCTACAACAAAGTGGAAGTACAGTATCAGTTGTTCGTAGAACATTTACAAGTGGTGCTATTGAAGAAGAGATAGTAAATCAAGCTAATTGGAATGTCGATACAATGAATGGACTTGGTCCTAGTCGACTACATTTAGATTTAACTAAAGCACAGATTCTATTTATGGAGTTTGAATGGCTTGGGGTGGGATCGGCAAAGGTAGGATTTGCTGTGAATGGTCAATTTATTACAGTACATCAGTTTAATCACGCTAATATTATAGATAAGGTTTATATGACTACTGCTACCCTTCCGCTTCGATATGAGATTGAAAATATTGCAGCTACAGCAAGTAGCAGCGCAATGAAGCAGATATGTGCAACAGTTCTGTCAAATGGTGGATATGATAGAAAACCAGAGGTCTGGTCTGCATCTAGAAATACATTATTCCAGAACGTTGGCACAACTTTTGTTCCTCTTGCTGCAGTGCGACTAAAAGCTGGCAGAATGGATTCTGTAGTGCAAATTGCTAGAGTAAATATAGCTACAACAAGTAACAACTTGTTCGAATGGGCTTTACTTAGAAATCCAGCAATAACTGGAGGAACCTGGGTAGAAAATACTCCAACACAAGATACTGAGTATAATATTACAGCTACATCTCTAACAAATGGAATTGTTGTACGTA